CCATATCTTCTTCGCTTAATGTTTTATTCATCTCATTATTGTAGGTACATTTACCTCCTACTTTAGAAGACCATCTATATTTTACAGCTGTCCTTATAACAGGTTCTTCTGTTTCCTTATTAATACCTATGTATTCTTCTGATATAAAAGCTATCATTAAGTCTTGATGTATAGCTGCGTTCATAGCAGTGCTATCATCACTAAAGTCTTTTACACCTGCATTAATAAGAAAGTCTTTAATTTGTTTAGTTTTCCATTCTTTTGTAGATGGCTTGTCAGATTCTTTTACAACCCAAAATCTACACCTACCTATTTTTCCATTTGTACTCTTTACAGTGTATTGTATAAATGGTGATCCGTTATAATTTTCAAGATTGTCTGATGTTGTTAATCCTGTTATTTTACAATGATGCGCTCCAGGCTCAATGTATTCTACTTTTTCACCTTGCGCTTTTGTACTTGTTGTTGTGTTTAAATTAAAAGGTAGTGCCATATTTATTCGTTTATAATTTTATTTATTTGGTTTAATTTTTCTCTAGCTTCAATTATTTGTAATTTGTAAAGCTCATTATTTTTTCTTAATCTTTCGTTTTCTTTTCTATACTCCTGTAGTTTTTCTACAAGCTCTTCAGTTGTAGGCTTTAACGGAGTATTTATACTATTTTTTGGTATGTATGTTTCCATTATTTATTATTTTTAATTTTCCAATTTATGTATTTAGTTAGCGTGTCGCCATCAAATATAATTTTATCTTTTTCTGGAGCATAAGGATAGTCTTTACCTTTCCATTGTTTTGTAGTTAAAGTTTGTATTGGTAGTCTATATAAGAATCTACCTATACCCCACGATACACATGCACGCTTAAATGCATCTGATACGTGACCTTTATCTTTTTCTACATTAGATTCTGATCCTGTGTCTGATTTCCATACCCAATTATATTCTTGTGTGCTAATATCATTACAAAGAATACCTACTTTACAGAATAATAATCCATTCTCTTCGTAAAATATACTTTGCCAGTTTTCTGGGCCACATACTTCATCTAGTAAGTCTTGGCAATCTCTAGCGTCTATATACGCCACACATGTAGTTTTTCCATACTTAGTGGATTGTACACGCCACTTATACGGTAGTTCTTTCTTTAGATCGTTTAAATTCATTTTTGTTTTCTTTATTTTGTTTTTTAATCTTTCTTATAGCTGCAGCTGCAACTACAAATTTTACAAAACGCCTTATCATTACATTTTTACCTCTAAGCAGCAGTATAACCGCTACCTCTTTAAAGGTAAGAATTAGCACTTCTTTGACAAGTTTTTTGTTAATGCCTAGATCGTAAGCAATCTCATTAATTATAGATTTAAACTTAGATTTTTGCTTATCTTTCCTATTCATTATTAAGCAAATATACTATTTTTTATTTATCATTAAAAATTTGAACAGCTAAATAGATAGGAAAAATAATAAGTGCAGCAATAAACAAACTAAGCATTATGCGCCACGTAAAATATATGAAGGATGCAAAAATAAATAAAACTGTTATTGGATATTTTTCAATAATTTTATGCATTTTCATAGTCTATAAATTTTGTTATTTCACTTTTAAATTTTAAAGTAATTTCACCTACACCTATATTTCTACCTTTTGCAAAAATTATATTAGCAGTGCCTTTACTTTCTTTGCCGTCATCGTTATATTCTATACCGTAGTATTCAGGGCGATATATAAGCATAACCACATCTGCAGCTTGTTCTATTTCGCCTGATTCTCTTAGATCGGCTAATGTAGGCTTGCTATTGTTACGCATTCCTACACCTCTGTTTAACTGGCTAAGCGCAATAACAGTAATGTTAAGTTCTTTCGCTAAATTTTTTAATGTTCTAGCTACTTTACTAACTTCCTGCTCACGACTACCAGCTTTGTTTTTTGAACTAACTAATTGTAAATAATCTATCATGACTAATTTTACTTTTTTTGTTTTGACATATTCTTTAATTCTGTGTACTAAATATGATAATGATGTTAAATTACCTTCGTCTATATTTAATGGTAAATTTTCTATATTACCTATAGCTTCATGTATTTTTTCTAATTCATTAATATTTAAAGTACCATTTGTTATGTATTTATTATTTATTTCTGACTCCATTGAAGCCAGTCTTCTTACTAACTGTAATGCGCTCATTTCGTACGAAAATATTACTGTTGGTGTATCTGTATATTTTGCTGCATTATATGCTAAAGCTAAAGCAAAGCTAGTTTTACCCATAGATGATGCGCCACCGACTATAATTAAATCAGTTTCTTGCCAACCACCAGTAAATCTATCAATGTCTTTATAGCCAGAAGCTATACCTAATAAACCATCAGTATTCATACGCACTTCTACATCTTTTAAAAAGTTTTGTATTTGTGTTTTGATGTCTACTAATTGTTCTGGTTGCCCTATTTGCAATTTAGACATTTCATCCGTCAATTTACCTACGATAAGCTCAAGCTCTTCATGATTACTTAATTGATTATGCACATCATGCACAATACCCGACAAAGTTCTTTTTTGAAAATCTTCCGTTAGCACACCTATACAGGTGATAGCTTCTGTAAAATCATACGCTCTGTCTGTCATTAATGAAAGCTCTAAAACTATGTTTTCCCCTTTTATTAATTTAGAAACAGTTATAACATCTATGGTTTTGTTCTGTTCGTGTAGACTTATAAGAGCATGAAAGGTTGATCTATGCATATCATGTTCAAATAAGTCTACATGTAATAGTTTGTAAAACTTGTCAATTAATTTAGGATTTACAATTAATTTACCAAGAAGAGTTTGTGCTATATCATAGTTGGTCATTTTGATTTTTGTTTGAAGCTACAAATATATAATTATTTACGAAATATGCGTCTTTCGTCCTCCATCATTTCTAAATAATTTTCTTTACGTATTGCTATGTATTCGTAGTCTTCTATAATATCACAGTCATCACCGCAGTCTGCACACCATGTAACGTTATCTTCGTCTTCGTCATAATGTGTACCGCAGCATGATGATACCATGTCGTATCCGCAACCATCATCTACTGGATTGCTTAGTTTCCATTGATCGTATGTCATTTTATTATAATTTCATTATTAGTTAACATCCATTGACAATGTGTAGGGCTGTGACCCATTTCTCTTAATAAGTCATCTACCTCATCATCATTTATTCTTTCATCTATTGTATAGATGTAAGTAATGTCTTTGAAAAAATTTAATACTATTAGTTTCATACTTGTGCTTCTGCTAATGCAAGCATATATTCAGGCGAACCATCAAATATAATATTTTTTGCCCAAACATCATACGCACGAATACGAACTTTTCCGTCTTTTTCATAAATAGTGTAAGTGTATTCTTCGCCACAATTTGAATCGTTTGGTTCGTGTATGTATATATTACCGATACCATCTTTAAAATGTGCAATTAGTTGCGCTGCCAAACATCCCATACCATTCGCAGAGCGTTTAGGAGTATCATGATTGTAACCATTAACAACATTAAAGTCTTGCAAAAACTCAGCAAGCTCTGCACCATGACCACTAAGATAGCCATCATACTGACGATACATACAAAGTATGTTTTGTTTTGTTTCATGTACCTCATTATTATTTTCTTCATCAGCTATTGCAGTTTGATGTGTTTCTTCTATGTAAGTTAAGCTTCTTGTTCCCATAATTTTATTTATTTAATTGTTATTATTTATTTTGACTATGTATGTCTAGAACTTCCATAATTTCTTCTTTTTCTTTTCCTCCACTATCTATTATTAAAGTTATTAAATATTCTAATTCATTTACTGGACTGTCACAATCTTGTAGATACCACTCTATATAATTTTTTATTTTAGTCTTTAAATCTATTTTTTGCATAGTTAATGTTTTATTAGTCCTACTTTATTATTTTTATTAAACCATTTTGTAGCATACAAATCTATTTTAGATGCATTAATATAATTATTATCTAGTAATTCTTGATAATTGTCAAATATTTTTTTATGTCTATCTATCTTCCTGTTAATTAGGTGTTTTTGTTTACCACTATCAGAAAATATAATGTCATAGTTATCTGGTAGTTCTGTGTCTTTGAGCATTTTTACGCAATTAGTGTAACTATAGAACTTAACTGCGTGATGCATTACTGCAAGATCTATCCACTTTTGTAAATATTTAGGTGAATAATAATCGCCAGAGTCATGTACACGTACAAAGTCTGGTTGTTTTTTTAGAATTTCTTTGGACATAGCTTCTACAAACTCATCTGTAAGTGAAAGCTGGTATCGTTTTTCAAAGGCAGGTTGCACGTTACTCCATATGTATGCGCCTTTCTTTGCATAACAAAACTTTACACACGTATCAGCAAATGGACAAGTAAGTTTGCCGCTAGCTGATTTGTATGCAGGTATGCCAAAGTTATATACTTTTACACCAAGCTCTTTTGATGTTTTTTTAAGTTTGCTATTCTGTGTAAGTAGATTCATTTATTTGTTCTAAATTATTTCTTAAAATACT